TCTGCCAATCGTAGGCCAAGACTCGCATCGCCTCTTTTGCGAACACGTCACGGATCGACATGCCCTGTTCGAACGTCGGGTTCCAAGCTCCATCTTGTGTTTCACTCTGTTCGCCCGGAAACGCCGGTCCGCCGTCATCTTTTTTAGTCATGTCACGCGCTCCCAAATACGATCAAGTAATTCAGCTTGCTTTTCTGATAGCCGACGACCTTTGGTCAACTGGTCTGAAATGGAGTCGACAAAGGTTCGCTCCCAATCGGTCAGTTTGGACTCGCGTTTTTCGCAGTCGTCTACCATCTGTTGGTGTTCGTCGTGTTCAGCCATTAAATGGAGTCCTCGATTTGATGCGTGAATGGTCCGAGCCTGGGCGCTGGTGCGCCGGTGGGTTGTGCAGCGATGGTACGTATGCGACGCGCTTGAACAAGTCGCTCCCCGCTGGCGTGGCTTCGTTTTTTCCCCGCACTCGCTTGGCCGGCATCGGATCAACCCCGATTCGCCGGCGGGCTGATGCTGACAGCGTGATCGGTGCCGCTCTTGTGCGCGCCGCCCCGCAGGTTCTGCACATGTTGAGCAAGCCCGACTTCATGTTCGGATGCTTGTTGAATGCTTCCAGAGGCTTCACCTCAAGGCATTTTGAGCAAGATTTTTCAGTCATCGTATCCTCCGTTAAAAGTTAGTCCTTCGGCTGCGTATAATCAACCCGCATTTCTTCGTCCGACTCCTCTTGCAGCGCGGCTGGACGCGACACTGCGTCAGCTTGATCCGCGTCGTCCGCAGCGCGCTCCCACGCATCGCCGACATTTCCACCGATCAGCAGGCCCAGCGCGATCACGGCACCGAGCCCGCATAGCGTGCCGATAAGCAACCATTGCGTTATACTACCTGTCCACCATTCGAAAAGTTCCATGCTATTCTCCTAGCAATCTAGCTAAACAATCTCCCGTATCCTGACATTTTAAGTTACCTTCTTTATACCACTGACGATGCCGATTAACTGTTCGAACCGCTATACCCAGGCGGGCGGCTACAAGGTCGGAGCTGACGCCCGCATAACGCTGCCAGAAGAAAGCCTCGCAGCAGTAGCCAAGGCCTCGGGTAACGAGGTGGGCGGCGGAGCCCGGACGAGTATATCCGCTTGGATTATCGTTTTGTAATTCGCGCGTGATAGTCATGTCAGAGTCTCCGGTGTAATCCCTAGTCCACGCTTAGGGATCGTAATCGCTTCCCCTGGTGCGGTGATAGGAGCAAGCATCAAGCCTTGGATTGTAGAGACAATTTTAAGCTGCCCGCTGTTCAATGCCCCCGCGAGGATGCCTTCGAAGTCGCGGAAGTCGGGGAAGTATATATGAATCATCTTGTAAGCCTCGGCATAAGGAATCATACCTTTGCGCTTGACGAATTCAATAAAGCGCTCGGCCTGCATGGAGTCCTCTGTCCGTCCGATGCGCGAGAAGACTCTGTTCATGTCTTGCTCTACGTCGAGGAGCATCGTGTTAGCAAGCTGCAAGTCCTCGGCAGTAATTTGCAGACTGTTTCCGCGCGAGGCACTGAGCACCATTGCAACCTTGTGCATGTGGGTTTGCTTGCGGGCGGCGTAACCCTCTAGCATCTGATCATCCATGCGAGCCACTGCGTCCTTCCAGAACGACTCGTACCAGGCGGCTCCCCATGCGCGGGCATCCTTGGTGATGGTGTAGCAGCCGCAGAGGGTGCTAATGCGCTCAAGGTCCTGGATGAGGCCAGCTCGTAGCTGAGCATCTCCGTCACCTACGTGCTCGTCTACGTAAGCAATGTACTTGTCCTTAGTGTCTCCGTAGATGAATATACACCGGGAGCTGAGGCCGCCACCGATCATAGACTGGGGCATGTTGTCGGCGATCCAGTGAGGAGTCGTGCCAGCTTGCAAGTTGATCCACGGCGCTTCGATTATATCGTTCCCGCTCATCTTAGTGATCTTTTCATAGGACTTCTTGCCGTCCCAGAGCTCGATAAGTAGGTTAATCATATCGCGGTCCTGCAGGTTGAGCAGTGATCCCAGCTCTGATGCAACGAGAGTCAGTGGTGACATAGGATGGAACTCCCCGTTGTACTCGAAAGCTTCGCTTGCTCCGGCGAAGGCGGAAACCAACGCTTGCCAGGTGATAGCATTCGGACCGAACTTTATACCGGGAACTTGCCGGAGCAAATCCGTAGCTATGTCGATGGTAGTGGACTTGGCAACGACTCCAGGTGGACCGACGTAGATTATATAGAACGAAGGATACCACTGGAAGCGCTTCATGTCGATCCAGACTCGGCGACGAAGCGCCCCGGCCACGGTTCCGATGCCAGCCCAGAAATGAAACCGGCGCGGTGCTTCTGTTACGCTGCTGTACTCTAGGTAAGCGCGTATCCAGTCGGGGTAGTTGCGAATCATTCACAGTCCCCCCAGCTTACCGGTGAGGTCTTAATGCCGGTAGGAATAATCAGCGGATCGTCATAGGGGATGGGTATACGACTTGCTGCGAGCATACGGGACAGAAGAGTGCCTGCACGGTGGGTCGGAAACTGTCCTGCCAAGCTATCGTGAACTTGTAGGAGCACTTGCACTTCGGGCAATTGATCGTAGAAGTTGAGCCAGATCCGGTTGATAAGGATACCGACGGTGGACTGGGGAAGCCACGCGAGAGCCTCGGGGAGCAGGACTTCGAGTCGATCGAAGATGTACCAGCGATAGCCCCAACGGTTCTCGACGAAGCGGTGCCGAGTAATTTGTGCAAGGGTTCGGTTGTGCCACTCTCGGATTCCAGGGTGAGCACCAAACCACTGCTTTTGCGCTTTGTCCACCTCGTGGACTGTACGCCCGGTATGAGCAGCAACTGTTTTAGCTCCTCCTCCGTAATTCGTAGCGTGGCAGAATACTTTTGCGAATTCCCGAGCGTGCTTGAGCGGAGCACGATGGTCTTTATAGTTAGGGTGCGTTTCACAGAGTTCTTCCATGGGTGGGGCATTGCGGCCAGCGACGAGGTAGGCATTAGCCAGGTGCATGTCTACGCCAAGGCGCATCGCGGCCATCCAGTCTGGTTCATTAGCTTCCCAGACTACGACTTGAAGATCCGCTCTATCAAGGTCCATATCGAAGAAAGTGAACCCAGGATCAGGACCGTACATACTACGTATGTTAGGGAGAGTAAAATCCATGCTTCCGCGAGCAGCCGCCTTGCCTGACGATTTAGATTTCTCGCTTGGGATAGTTTGCAAATTCCCTCCGGAGCCGAAGGGGTTTTTGGAGGAACTGAGTCTGTATGAATAGGGTGCTGATTTTCCACCTGCGTCTCCTGCTATGTTAAAAGAACAGCGCATCCGTCCGTCGTCATCGACTGGCATACCGACGAAGTCGCCGAGGAACTTATTGAGAGTCCGTATGTCTGCGATAGCATGGCACAGGGGCTTGACCAGAGGCTCCTTAGCCGCCAGCCGCGTCAGTGCCTCATCATCACAAGTCGGGCGCATTACGGTCCGGCCATCTACGATAGTACGCTTAATCACCGGCGGCAGACGCAAGTCATCGTAGAACAGAGCTTGCATCTGCTTGGGTGAAGCGGGGTTTATGGAGTGACCCAGGACGTTGAAAAGGAATGCCTCGCGGTGGCTTAGCTCCTCCTCGATATCAGTCGCCATTTGCGCCTTGATCGGAGTCTTTATCCTCACACCGATGTTCATAGCGCGCAGGACCGGCCAGAACATACGTTGCTGGATGGCGTCTACGGCAGCTAGTCCCATTACGTCAGCAGTCTGAGCTAAGACCTCGCCGACCTCGCGGGTGTAGACGCAGTCTTGGAGGTTGTACCGCCAACGCTGATCTTCGGGGGCGTCTGAGGCGATCTTACCTTCATCCTTCCAGTAGACGTACCAGTCTGCATACATCGAGGCTAGAAACGCAAGGCCCTTAGGCAAGGCGGCGAAGACCGAGTGCTGTGAGATCATCGTATCTTGAGCGCCGCGAGGGATGAAGTGCCAGTAGCGGTACACCCACTGCGCATCGTAGAGACCGTTCTGCCACCTTACACGAGCATTTGCGTGGGTGAGTAACTGGTAAAGAGCGAAGACTATAACGGACTCTTGCTCCTCGTCCCAGTAACCTTCGCGTTTTCCCCTTGCGATGAACGGGATGCAGAGCGCATCCGTGGAGGACCAGCTGAAGCCGATGCAGTCAATAGCTCCGGGCCGCGTCTCAATGTCGAAGTCGAGCCAAAGTGGTCCCCCCTGATCCATTCGCTGGAGTAAGTCTCGGATGGTATCCAGCACCTGGGAGTAGCTTGGACGGACGATAAAATTCCAGGCGGGTTGGTTGTCATAGACGCGACTTGTCATATGCCGCTTTACTCGTCGCAGGTCGTTAAGGACTACCGCACGCAAGTCCCATTGCTTGAGAACCATGGAAGGATGGAGCGTCGGAATCACCTTGGGACGCTCGAGTTGGCCCTGGTCCTTGAACATCGGGTCCATGCGGAGGAGCGAGCCGCGCCACTTAGTCACGGCCCAGTTACCGGTCAAGGCCCACATAGCGAGATTTCCGAATGTTACGATCAGGTTCGGCTGCACCATTTCGATTTCGATTAGCAGCTCCGCGACACCTTCGTGAACTTCGCGCGTACAATACTTATCCCTAAGCAGCGTGTGCGCCGCCGAGATGTCTTTCTTCTTCAGCGCGATGAATGCGCTTAGCTGGCCGAGCGGAGGCCGGACGCGGACGACGGAGGTGGTGAAGCATTCGCTTCGCATGATACCGGCCTCGTGGAGCATCCGGTTAAGCTCCTGGCCGGCGGCGCCCGAGAACGCTGCCCCGGTGCGTTCATCATCGGAGCTGGGATACTCCGCGACGAGCATGATGCGGCTGGGGATCGGCCCCTCGCCTCTGATGCGGGGCATGGTTATAGTCCTAAAGTTGCGTCAAGTTCAGCCCCGGCTTTCAGTCTCTCAATGCGGGCGACTGCTATGCCGTAGGAAGCTTGGTCCAGCTCCACGCCAGTCGCCCGCACTTTGAGCGCGTTTGCAGCTGCAAATATCGGCCCGGTACCCATGAACGGATCGAGGACGGACTGGCCCGGTAGCAAAGTCCGGCTAAGCAAGTCTTGGAAGAGCGCAACCGGCTTCTGAGCCGCGTGGCCGAGGTTACTGTCCGGACCGTAATCAAGAACGTCGCCTGCCATCTTAAGTATAGGCCGCTTCCCTTTGATTGCGTATAGGATAGTTTCATACTTACGCTGCGGCCCGAGTTCAGGCCACGGTGCGCGCATTGCTGTGCGTTTGAGCCAGATGAGAGGAGTGCGGAAGACTTGCCAGCCGGCGGCAGCGAAAACAAGCTTGAGCGCGGGGAAGTTGTCTACGTCGCAGAAGGCGTAAAGGTGGGCCTGTGGCTTGGCTAGTCTGAATCCTTCAGTAGCAAGTGCCGCATAGCACTGGACCGCGAGTTCCGGCGTGTCAGCGTATCCGTGGGCACCGGCAGCCACTCCTCCGGAGTCTCCGAATTCATCGGCTCCCATGCCGTAGGGGGGATCGGTGAGGATGCAGTCGAACTGCTCCGCTGCTGCGTCTCGCATCCAGCTGAGGGAGTCTCCGTTAACGGCGCTGTGGACTGAGGCGGTAAAGGTTCGTCCAACAAGCGCGCCAAGCTCTCGATGCTTGGCACTGGCGTCGAGCTTTTTGAGGATTTTGAAAGCTTCGTCAACGGTCTTGGCTGCCGCGACTTCGGGGACGGCAAGGTTACGCCCCACGATAAGCTCCCGTCGAGTTGCTTCGTGATAAGTACCTTCGTCTGATCCTCTGAGTTCGACTGCGATTGTTGCAGTTGAAGGCACAGGCGCTCCCGAGGCTTCAGCCTGTCGAGTTCGTAGAGAAAGGAGACGATTGACAGCAGCAGCTCGCTCTTGCCAGGATAGATCAACACGGTGGATATTTTCTTCAAGTTCGGCCTCCTCAGCCGCGAGCGGCGTTAAGTCATCAAAGAGTGTGTAAGGGATGTGGCCTAGGGGTACTTCCTGGCCGTCGTGACGGATACCCCCGCCCAAGTCTGCAAGGTCAGCAATAGCACGGAAGCGGCGCTCGCCTGCAACGAGAGCGAAACCGCCTTCGTGGGAACGGAGGATAATGGGATGGAGCAAACCACGCTTGGAGATGGAGTCGGCAAACTCGTGGAGCTTAGCTTCGTCAAAGACGCGTCGCTGGCGGTTGGGGAGTACAGTGATAGTATCAAGGCGAATCGTTTTCATTTTTTATGCAGCCAGTTATACGAGGGTAAAAAGGGGAAGTTGCCAGCTTCCCCGCAAACTCAACCCGGCAGAATCGCAGCTACGCGCTCTTGAACCGTGTCGTTGTAAAGCTCATGCGCGAGCTTTACCTTCACGACCTTGCCCTGAAGCATACGCCAAGCAAACACGTCGCCAGGGTTGTTCGTGCCTGTAGCATCGCGGTAGGCCCGTTGCGCGCGGTTCTTACCTTTGCCCATGTCGATACTGCCCGAAGGAGTCAGGTCCAAGAAGGCCCTGTCAGTGATGGTCAGCTCGGGCGGCAAGCCCGTCGCCTGGAGAACCGCTGGAATCTGAATACGCAGCGGGATAATCATCGAGACCCAAGGCTGGCCTGCACGCTCGCCCTTGCCGATGGTGCCAGCACCCGTAGTGATCTCTCCGATGACAGCTGTGTAAAGGCCATCTTCAGCGTCCGGGTTCTCCGTAGGGCACGGCGGGCGTTTCTCGTTTACCTCGTTGACTTGCGCGTCCAAAAACGCTGCGGGATCGAATTGACTCATGATGAGTTTCCTTAGAGTTACAAAAAGGCAGCACTGACCGGGGCTGCCGAGCCGGTTGAGGGGTTAGAAGGGGATGTCGTCATCCATGTCGTCAAAGCCGGTCTTGCCGCCGACATGCGCGTAGGCTGGGGCAACGGGACGCGCAGCTGGGGGTCGCGCAATGTTTTGTCCTTGCGCATCCTTCCAGAACACATTGACCCAGCCCTGCCAGCCGGAATTACCCAGCGGGATTGTGTCGAGTTTGAGGCTAAGGGAATTGTCAGAGCGCAGGATTGCCGTGCCCATCTTCAGGTAACGGTTTTTCTCGCCGTTCTCGCCCTTGATGTAGGCGCAAGCATCGCCGGTTAGTTGTTGTGAAGTCGCCATTACAAACCTCCCCGTTTCTTCCACACATCGAAAATCTGACCGAAGTCAGGGTTGATTTTGCTGCGAATGCCAAGGGAGCGCGTCTTAGTATCCACGCCGTAGGCGGCAGTGTCCCAGTAGAACTTGTCCGCTTCACGGGTGCAGTAGATTACGTCGCTGAACAGCGTGGGGATCTCCGATGCAAGGGCCTTACCGATAGCCTTAATCATGATCTTCGTAGACTGCGTAACAGCGTCGGTCTCCCGATCAACGTGCGCAGTCATCACAAAGGGACACTCCATGCCCTGAGTGCATAGGCGCAAGAAGTTCATCAGATTGTTCTGCGCCACGCCATAGTCGCCGGGCGAGGCCATCGGGCGGCTGCCGATTTGCATCTTCATCGCAGCGTTAGCGGTCTCCGTTAGGGAGTCCATGGCGAAGATACGAGTAGCTGGGAAAGCGTCAATAGCTCCCAAACTCTTGCCTGTACGGTCATCCTTGAACTCGGAGCAAGTGCCGAGGATCTTCCAGAACGCATTGTTCTCGCCGCCACGGTTAGGGTCTATGGACTTCGCAAGGGCCTCGTAGCTGAGCTTCCCCACGTTGTCAGCGGTTGACATTAGCGCCTTGAGTGAGATCGGCTTGGTGATCTGCTGGTGCCAGTAGACGCAAGCGGGCGGCTCCTGGTTCTTGTCGCGAAAGTAGCCAAGGAATGACTCAAGGCCACTCTCGGTGAAGAGAATGGCGAGCTCGAACTTGTTGCGCGCTGCCCACTCAGCGAGGGTGCCTAGGGCGTAGGTCTTGCCGGTTCCGCCTAGTCCCATCAGGACTACCTTCGGCCCAGTAAGCCCGCGCTTGTCGGGGGTTGCTTCAGTCATTTACGATTCTCCATCAATGCGAATAGCTCGCGGGTTAATAAGTCGTGATCGGCACCTTCGAGGTCGTCGAGGAGCCTCCCGTCACCGCATGGCACACAAGGGCGGCTTGCAACGAGCCATGCTGTTCGAGGTATGGGAGTATAGTGAAACACGAAATCATAGATTGCGCGCGCCCAGAGCTGCCCGCAGACGGGGCAAAACCAGGCAAGGTTAGGGTAGTAGGCGCTACAGCCATTGCCAGCCCCGCAGCAATAGACAACCTGGCGACCCACCAGGGCCTCGGCTTCGAAGTAAAGGATCGTAGCGTTGCCATGGCAGTCATTCGTCGCCGCTGTCATCGAAGTCTTCCTCTTCCTCCATGAAAGCCTCCCAGAGCGCGTTGCTGATGCGGGTGTCATCGAGGAGTTTGCCTAGAGCCTCCAGCATCACCGGGTCTTCCACTGAAGCATTAGCCAAATCCGAAGCCCAAACAACACTAACGCCAGTTACTTCCGTCTCCGACTCACCCGGGTGGCAGTCCTCTGGAGGGCCGTATACCCTGGCTGGAGCGTAGACGCAGTTACCCGTAGCTGCCCATGCCACGGTATAGGTCTGGCCTTCGTAGGTGACTTCTTGCTCCCCTGTGGCGATGGTAGTCATACCGGCATCTCCCAAGGGGTTTCGGTCCGGGCGACTGGGTCCCACCGACGCTGCTCGAATTGCTGGCGAAGCAGTGGCTCTGGTCGCTGCATCTGGCACACGCTACGGAAGGGGCAGCCGCCGTACTCGGCGCAGGCATGGTCAAGATTGAAGTCCCAGTACCCGGCCTCCCAGCACTGGATCATTCGCTTGGCGTCTCGGATGAGTTGCTCGTACCAGCGTTCTTGCTGCCACTGGGGACGATACGTGATGGCTTGGAGGGTATCGTACTTGGATTTAAGAATAGATACACCTCGAACGAGGAATCCATCAAGCTTAATGCCAGCGCGTGCCGCTCCCCAGACGTAGCCGGTAAATTGACTACGCAAATCCCACTGACGAGGCCAGCTTGCGCCCAGCTGGGAGGCAGTTTTGTCATCTTCTCCAAGGCTCATCCCTTCATAGTCCACCATCATGTCCATCCGACCACTGTAAAGGATCGGATCGCCGCTGACTGGGTGGGTAAGGTCCAGCGGCTCGAGGAACGAGAACTCAATACCACGCTTGCCGCCGGGCAAGGTCATCGGAATAGCCTTGTCGATGCCTAGCGGGTACATGGAGAAGTAATACTCCAGTGCCCCCGCCATGCGCTGGGCGGATTTAGCGCTGTCAGCTGGGCACTCGAAGTCGCCGTAATGGGTCAGCAAGGCGCTAAGGCCCCTGGCTACGCTGTCATCAGGCGTGGCGCCTTCGATGTAAAACGCTACCCTGGCGGCCTCGAGGCCCGAGGCAAAGGCGGCGCCCGCGTGAAGATGCACTGAGGGCTCGCGAGCCTTCCAGTGCTGGATGAATTCAAGATAGGCCTTTTGTGGGCAAGACTTGAACGCAGCCATTGTCGTGCTGTCGAGGACAGCGGGGAAGGGCGGGCGGCTCATCGCAGTGCTCCTTTAGCAATATACTGCTTGACGGCTGGGCTAAGACGTAGCTGGTCGGGCCCGAAGATGAAAACGTCTCGCCGCTCAAAGTAAGTGTCGGGTGCGTCGTAATTTACGATTAGTGCCTCAGCGTTATACTCGAGCGGTTGAAACACGTAAGGGTTCGCGTTGACTATGTAGACGTTACCGAGGCTGAACAAGTCGCCGTTTCGGCATTCTCCGCCGTTGGTCTCCCGGAGAATTACTCCGGTTACGAGACACTTCGCGCCGTTCACAGCGAATACTCCAGCATCAGCAGGTCGGCGATCTTCTGCTTTAGCTGCTCAGTGTGAGCAAAAGCGGTAGCTTCGGCCTTAAGCAATGCTGCCTCGAGCCGCGTAATTTCGCTAGCTACAGGATTGAAGTCGTCTGGAATCTCGATGGCTACCGTAGTCTCCAGGATAAACGTCTTAGACTGGTAAGCAGAACAGTCATAGGACTCTATTGTGTACTCCGGCTGTTTATCGTAATTCAGTCCACAGTGAACGTAAGCACTAATCAAAACGGTCTTAGTCATTTCTCTAACTCCTTGTACTAACTCGCCACGGAGAGGGCCGTGACAACCCATTGATTCTAGGAAAGGTCCGCCAGCATATCCTCAGCGGAGGGGATTACCGCGATGGCCTTGGTGCGCTTGGCGGCTGCGCTAGCTCCGAGTGCAGTAAGGCGCCCGGCGCGGAGAAGCTTGATTGCCTCTCTCATTTCGTCGAGGGTTAGCGCGTTCTCAGCCGCCCGGAGGCGCCAGGAAGTTATTTTAGCCTGTAACTCGAGGGGGACTGGTGAACTCATGATTGCTCCAGACGTTTGGTAAGGGCTGCGATAGCCTCGGGACTACCACTGACGACGTAGCTGCCTGTAGGCGCGCCGACGTAAGGGGCTAAGTCAAGGTGCAGCTGGGTGAAATACTCGCGGATCAGGTTTACGAGAAACACCGAGTAGCCGCCGTGCGGGACTCTTGCCTCAAGGGGCGAGAACAGGTGCAAGGTTAGCTGGGTGTAAACCGGTAAGGGCAAAGCTACGTTAAGCTGCTGCGAGGGGATCAGGTTTGGGCGGCGGCTCATGCTAGACTCCTTTGGGATAAGGCACGGGGCAAGCCGCCGGCGCTAAAGCGCCGTCGTCTCGCAACAGCCGGGGACAGTTTAACAGGAACAACGTGGAGGCGGGATGTCGGGGCAGCCGCGAGGCAGATGGGAGTCGCTTAGACATCGCGGTCGCTCCAATCATAGTCCTCGTAGGCCACCATGTCGCCGTCAGAGCCGCGAATCTGGATGTCGTAGCCGGCGGCAAGGAGGCTCGCGACGCAGATGCTAAGCACGTCGGCTTCGCCTTCGCCGTCTACGCTCAGGGATGCCGGGTCTTCCCAGAAGGAGGAGACCAGGGCGAGTTCAATTGTCATACGGGCTTTCTGTGCGGGTGTTGGTGAAGGTCGCGGGGGAGCCGGCGAAGGAGCCCTCGCTCGGGGGAGCGTAGGCACGCGTTTCCAGCTTAGTCGCCCGGTTCATCACAGGAAGGATGTTGGTGCCGGCGGGCAAGGTGAGCAGTAGGTCACCCTCGACAAAGACGGTAGGGGAGAGGAGCTCGACGCGGCTGGTATAGCCGTCGATGAAGTGGAGGCCCAGGGTGACGCCGGCGGCTGCACACGCGGGAAAGTCCAGCATCACGTTAAGCGTGGCGGTGATGACCGTCTCGGCTCGCGGCGTAGCGTGGTAGAGCATAGGCTGCTCTGCATAGTAGCCGTAGTCGACTTCCTCAACGCAGGTGACTGGGATAGGCACAGCGGAGCGGATGAGCCGCCGGACGCCCGGCATAGTATTATGGGTCCACTCCCAGAAGTTCCCCATCAGGGACTGCGACGTTGCGTGGACCAGAGCGATGCCTCGCCCCTTGGTCCAGTTCGCCGGGTCAGCGTAGATCTGCTGGGCGTCAGCACTGTGGCGTTCAGCCGCCGACGCCTGGTTAGTAATGCGGGGCCGCTTGGCGACCTCGGCGACTGCCATGCCCCGCCGGGCCTCCGCGAATAGCTCGTCCAGGCTGAGCAGTGACTTATCCATGGGGAGCCTCCCAGTAGATCGAGGGCTCGATCACGTAGTTGCTGGCGGCATAATTATCCAGCCGTTCGCCTTCGAACACGACCCCATAGGACTCGCCGCCCCAGGCATTGGTATACTTGACGATCTTGCGCGGGCTATCCTCCGCGAATTCGCCAGCGATGATTCGGTCTGCTAGACCTTTGTTAACTGTACTCATGAGGAGCCTCTTTGGTTGACTGCGCGAATTACAAAATCATAATCCACACCCACATTAGACGCGGACTGGGACAATTAGTTCCCCAGTTTTCAATTATATTTTCCGCTTACCGATGTACCGGAGCTGCCCCGGCGACCATCCCTTCCGTTGTTCCCGATCGACTGTCTTAGCGCGCTCCGCGCGCAACTGCCGCCCGAGTGCCTCAGAACAAGGGGGAGCGTAGGGGTTTCAACTCCCTACGCCCCTTGCCGCCCCAGGATAGAGGCTCAGTCACCCCTGGGACTCGCCGGCGGCTGCTGCCGTCGTCTAGGAAAGAGGACTCGGACGCTATGCCGAATCCTCAGACCTAGCCGCCGGGCTTAGACCGCGTCGAGCTCAGCGTCGGCGTCAACTGGTGCTGCCTTGGCTTTCTTGCCCGCTTCCATGCGGCTGATGATCTCGCCCGTCTTGGTTCCAGTCACGCGGAAGCTGTCGTACAGCGCACGACGGGTAAGCCCTTCGGTGCTGTCGATTTTCTTCTGCAGATACGCTTTGACCGTAGCCACATCCTTGCCAGTCGCTTCCATGATAGCTTGGATAACCACATGGGCACCACTGACGCCACCACCACCGCTGGCTCGGCCCTTGCCCCAGTTGCCTGCTTGAATCAGCGCGTTGAGGTCATCAATAGCCACGACCATGTCATCTTCGCTCATCGGATCAGCCGCGCTCGATGCCAGCTCGTCGCCGAATTTCTGCTCCATCCCATGCCCCGCGAAGCGCAAGAGCAGCGACGCCGGGCAGTCGATGGTCCGGGTCTCGCCGTTCCGGAAGTCCATCCGAATGCTGACGGTATCGCCGTCAATCAGAGTCTCCTTCAGCACCTTGCGTTTCCCGGCGAAGCTGACTACGCGCCCATCCGTCAACTCGACACTAACTACTTCGGCTTTCGCCTTAACTTCTGCTTCACTCATTTTCATTACTCCACGTTGAAGCCCTTTTCACCGGCGGCTTCGTTATTCCGGTTAGTAGAGAACCTACTGGAGAGGCACAGGGCCTCTGCACTGGGCTCGCCGTTGCGCCATTACAACGGTGATTGTTAGACGTAGACTGGGGGGATTAGTTCCCCAGTTTCTACATATATTTTCCGCCTTGCCGCCCGCGTGCCAAGTGCAGATGGTGCCACTCCTCCATGGCGGCTATCTTCGCCAGTGCCATATGCCGGGTGAACTGGTGCGACAGGATTGTATGGTCGCACTGCTGGACTTCCACCAGGGCCTTCTCCGTTTCGGCGGCTGCTATCTCCTCCAGCGTTGGTGCGCGGAAAGGGCTGGAGTAGAGCTTGCAGAAGTCCCGCAACCAGTGGATAGTCACCTTACGCTCCCGGCAGCGAAGAGCACCTTACGCGCTGCCTTAGCCTGCGCATCCCATACCCCTCCGTCATCGCTCTCGGCGGCCCACGCTGCCTTGGTCTGCGCTTCGTCTTCCCTCAGCGCCACGACTTCATAGTAGTGTCCAAAGTCATGCGGAAATCCCTTCACCACAAACTTTCCCTCCGGATACATCCTCTTCAGCTGATTCCGGTACAGCTGACACTCTGCCTGCGCCAGGGGATGGCCTACGCTTAGGCAGTCCTCCTCGCAAGGGGTGCTGCCGATATTAATATAATTACCTTGGTTCATTTTGAGCCTCTTTAAGTTACCCTCATCCGGCAAGTTGCCGTGATTGTGGGCCTGTTGCCAAGCCCACTGCCACGCCGTGACCTACGCTGGTTCTAATCGCACCTTACCGCCTGTGGCGAATTGCGCCAGGCCCGCATTAATTAACTTGACGGCGGCTAACAGTGCTGCCGTTTGCTCCAGTGCTGTGTCGTCACCGGGCTGAATATTAAATTCGAGGGTAAGTCCCCAGTTTGAATCAATTTCGTCAAAAAGCAATTTCATTTTAACTTCCTTTTTGGTCAAGTATGGCAGCATGATTGCCCCACATTGATTAGACGCTTGCTGCGCCATAAAGTTCCACGTCTTGCCGATTATATTTTTAGCTGTGCTTAGCCTGCCCGCCAGAGCCACACGTCGGCGGCTACTACGGCAAGAGCCAGCACGTATGCTAGTGCTAGTGCGCGTTCTGTCCTAGTCACTGGGCACCTCCCGCCCGTAGCTTGTCAATATCAAGCCCGTAATCCCTTGCGTGCTGCTCGAGCTGGCTGAGGCCAGTAGGCTCGCTATCGTCTCCTCCATCCCCTCCGTCAAGCAGTGACCTAGGCGCTTGACGCGCGGGCGGCTGCTCCGTCACGGCTACAGCTACCGTAGGCACGAGGCCGACTAGCTCATCCATACTCCCTACTCCCATCATAGCCAGCAACCGGCCTTGGGACTTGTCCACGTCCGACTGGCTGCGCTCACCCGAGCCGGCGCTTCCGCGCCAAGATTCTCGCCGTACTATCCGTCCCACTTGCACCGTGCTCAGTCCATAGTACTCGCCAATATCCCGCTGCGTAGCACCCTCCGCGTAGTGCTGACGAATTTCCCCGACTTGCTCGGCCGTCATCTTGGCCGATTGCCTGTTTCGCTTCTCGAACATAATTCTACTCCTTGGTTAACATCATCTACCTAGCACCCTAGCATCATCCTCTAGCTTATCATTATCTACCTCCATCTAACGGGCTGTTCTAAATCCTCGGAACCTTGGAATTCTGTACTCTGTTATTTATAAGAAAAAAAAATTAAAATATAAACAAAGAGTCAAGAATCCCAGAATTGAGAGAACCCTGTATGATGAAGGTAGATATTGATATGACGCTAACATGATAATGATGATAATGATGATAATGATGATTAGACGCATAGCTCGCGAAAAAGTTCCCGCCAGTATTAAATATACTTTGGGGAACCTTCCGAGCCTCGGCCAAGGGGAACTCTTGCGAATTCCCGATGGTCGCGGGTTTTACTCCGGTATCCAGCGAAGATTACGATTACTCGGCATAACCGATTCGGCTTCCGGATAGTCCTTTTTATACGACGGCAAGCCGTCAATATGAACCGCAATAGCCAGTGCTTTCGTAAACGCACTAAGCGGTACGCGCATATTTGCTGTATCTCCGGTCAGGTTATCGGTTATAGAGTAAGAGACTTCCCTATTTACGGTATTGAACGTCAAGATATGATCTTCGAGGATAATATAACCATTAAACATAATAAGACTCCATTATCGGCAGGATTGCCGCGAGATGTACCTGTCACGTACATCCCGCTGCCACCCTACTCCATCGATGCCAGGAATTGCTCGGCAACCTTTGCCTGGGCCTCCTCATACGATATGCCGAGCTTAACCGCAATGGCCGCAATGGTCGGGTTTTGCGGTGCGGCCTTGGGCTTGCGAACCGTCATATCCCAGCTGTCGCTGGTCGTCAGGTGATTCACCATCTCTTGTGCCGCGTTCCTCCGCATAGCCTCGGTCACACCCGAGGGATACAGCGCTTTGCTGAAGGCCGCGTTATCGCCCACTTTATGGCCGATGCCGGCTAACTTGGCATATTGTTGGTTTGGCTTGGTGACGTCTGCGAGACGGATGACTAGGCTGTCCAGCCCATCAAATATAAATGTGACAGTCTCGTCAATTTCATTGATTACTTTTTTCATATCGAGCCTCTTGGGTTTCCCCGGTTGTGGACAATCCGCATTGGTTTGCCTCATATGGGTTGGACGAACCAGCCCATATAAAGTTCCCGGTTAACCAGGTTTATTCAACCTGCAAAATTGCACGGTATTCGCCCAGCCATTAAACGTGGCGCGCGTTTCGCCATCAGCGTGGTGGACGTAATACCGTTCGTCATCTGGGTTGTACGATACATCATGGCCGTGAACAGGTGCCTGTTCAACGGCAGGCTCCCCTTTTAACATTGTACGTTTATACACATGACCTCCATATCCGGTTGCATGGCCGCATGATCGCTGCCATATGCATTGGACGCATGGCCGCCGATAAAGTTTCAACAATTTGAAAATAAAATTCAATCCGGCTGGATGTTGCGCCCATGCAACAGTCGGCGCCCGGCTGCCACCACCCGCCGACCCAGCGTGGTGGCCGTGCAACTGTGGTGCCGCCCCCACTGTTGCGTTTTCGCCACTTACGAGGGGGGGAGGAGCAAAATAAAAAGTCGCGCGAAATTCCCAAATGCACCATCTCATAGTTTAGCGTCTAAGGGAGTTCGCGCGAAGTACAATTTAGTAATTCGCGCGGGTCATATGCCCTCGGCGTGTGGGGTGTGTGGGGTAGGGTTGGCTCGGCGCCGACGCCCGACGGCGGCCATCGTGGGGCCTCGGGAGGGGGCATGGCGCGTCCCCGGCACGGCGCGGCCCGCCCTTGCTATAGCTCGCTTGGGTATCCCCAAGACCACCCCGCCGGGAACTATTTCCACCGGTTTTCCTCTAACCCGCATGGATAAAGCTACGTCAATCATGGATTCGGACCTGGGGCTGACGGCGGCCCCGACTATGGGGAATCTGGCCAAGGTGGGTTACTCCCATCGGGATATGATTGATTATATCATTGCCTCGCCGGGGTGTGGGTTGCGGGAGCTTTCCTTGCGCTACGGCTACAGCATCGGGTGGATTAGTAATATACAGGCCTCGGACGCCTGGAAAAGCGCGATGGCGGCGAGACGCGCCGAGATGGTTGATCCGGTGCTTCATGCTACGATCACGGAGCGCTTCGAGGGGATTACGGCTTTGTCGCTCCAGCGCCTGCAGGAGAAGCTTGAGGCACCCCAGGTTAGCGACAACGTGGTGCTGCGCGCGGTGGAGCTGGGGGCGAGGGCGATGGGCATCGGTGGGAATGCCGCTGCTACGGTAGTGGTGCCTCAGGGCGACCATCTGGCAATGCTGGCTAACCGCCTTATTGAACTTCAATCACGCATTAAAACAGGAGTGAATTATGCCCAGCCCATCGAAGTCGAAGATGCCCACCTCGTCGCCTAAGGGCCAAGGGGGCCAGCTGCCCCCTACGCCTCAGGCACCCCTGCGCCAGCACTACCAGCTAGCCTCGGCTGGCCTCGGTGCCCTAGGTGCCCCAGGTGCTAAAGCCAAATGACCCCCTACGGTAGCCCCCTTGCCGCCTTCGTGACCCCCGCTTTGCAGCTGCCCGGTCACGCATGTTTGGGCAAGGGGGCCGCCACCCTCTTCGCGCGGTGGAGAAGTCTGGAATCTCGCTTGGCTCATAACCAAGAGGTCGCAGGTTCAACTCCTGCCCGCGCAACCCTTAGGAGTAATTATGCCTACCGTTAATGGTAAAAAGTTTGCTTACACAAAAGCAGGTAAGGCCGCCGCGAAAAAAGCAGCTAAACCAGCACCCGCTAAACCAGCACCTGCAAAAAAGAAGCCGTATTAAAATGACCGCCGCCGCCCACACCCAGGAGTTCATGGGACGCTTCGAGATGCTTGAGCGCCTCAGCGCCCAGCTCGGCAGCCGCCCGGACGCCGTAGGGTTGCTTCAGAAGCGCGGCCACCTCGAGGCGGACGGAGTGACGTGGACTGAGGCCGGGGCCCTGCGCAACGAAATGACGGCGGCTGAACGCGCCCTAGGTCGCGCCGCCGCCAAGTCAGGCAAGTCCCACCTCGCTTACTCCTATGACGCCCGCAGCAACACCGCGAGGCTCAAATGAACCTTGTAATTTTGGAGAGCAAGTATGCCGCTGAAACCCGCAACCAAGTCTGGGATTTCACGTCGCGCCTTGCCGTTGGCGAAACCATCTCCTCTGCAACAGCTAGCTCTGCTGTCTACTCCGGCGCGACAGCCGCCGCGAATCCCTCACTCGGCAGTCCGTCTATCAGCGGCGCCAAGGTCACGGTAGCCACGGGCGGCGGCGTGCTCGGCGTAGTCTACACCCTCACCTGCACCGCCACAACCTCCCTTGGCCAGGTGCTGGTCCTCGCCGGCCTCCTTACCGTAGTTCCGGACTCCCTATGACTTACACCTGCCCCGAGGCTGTCCCGGCGACTACCCTTACATCTACCTGCCAAACCGAGACGATTTCCCGGTTTCCCGGTTCTCGAACCTGTCCTCGGCCCACTGTCCCCTTGGCGCGCCAGGCGGCAACGCCGCCGGCGCGACACTCAGCTTATGCAGTCCGTTAAGCTCACTGCCGATCTTGTCGAGTCTTTCGCGGGGACTTTTATCAGTCCTCGTTACGATTCGCAGCGTCCAACGCCGCCTTTTCATCGGGAGGCTTGGGCATTGTATTGCTCCGACCATCCTGCCTGCATGGTCATCGCTCCTCGTGATCACGCTAAGTCCACAGCTCTTACAACTGTCTACATCCTGGCCGAGGTTCTATTCCGTTCCAGTGATTACGTCATCATGATCGGCTCGACTGAGGACGGTTCCGCTGAGCAGCTCGGGAATATTGTCGAGGAGCTTACGGAGAACGACGATTTGATTCGTGAGTTTGGTATCAAGAAGTTTCTTCGCACCAGCAATACTGATGTGATCTGTGAGATGAATGATGGCTGGCGTTTCCGCATCGTCGCTAAGGGCGCGGAGCAACGCATTCGGGGGCGGCTGTGGAAAGGCAAGCGCCCTAACCTTCTAGTCGCGGACGACCAGGAAGACGATGAGCAGGTTGAGAATACCGACCGTCGTGCTAAGTTCCGCCGTTGGTTCTTCCGCGCCGCTAAACAAGCGCTTAGCAAAACAGGAAAGATCAGGTTGCATGGCACGATCCTTCACGATGATTCGCTCCTGAATCGGCTGCGGAAAAACCGTACTTGGAAGCATCTGTTTTACGCTGCTCACACAAGCTTTGATGACTTTTCTAACATCCTCTGGCCAGAGCGTTGGAGTGAGCAGCAGTTGCGCGATCGTCGCCAGGAATTTATTGAGGACGGGGACTCGGCGGGTTACTCGCAAGAGTTCCTTAATAACCCTCTAGATCACTCTGACGCTTTTCTCAAGCTCGCGGACTTCTTGCCCATGTCGCTTGATGATTATGACTCAGACAAGATTGTTTGCATCGCCTCGGACTTTGCAGTTTCGAAAGCGGATAAAGCTAACCGGACCAGTTTTACCGTGGGCGGTAAGGACGTTAATAACATTCTTCACTACATTGACCAGAGTGTGGGGCGCTGGGACCCTACGGAGTGGATTGATGAAATGTTTCGTCTGCAAACGCGGTACAATCCCGAGGTTTTCTGGGTTGAAGATGGTGTGATTTGGAAGTCTGTCAAGTCCATGGTTTATAGGGAGATGCAAGTTCGTGACAAACGAATCAACATTGAAGCAATCCCTTCGGTCAAGGATAAAGCAACTAGAGCTAGATCTTACCAGCGGAGAATGCGCGCCGGTCAGTGCCGTTTTGACAAGCAGGCTGACTGGTATCCAGGATTTGAGCAAGAAAACTTGCGTTTTACCGGAACAGCTGCAGCTACCCTTGACGATCAGTTCGACTCCGCCGCCCTTCTTAGTCGCGGTTTCGACGACCTGGCCCATGTAGAGCCAGAGGACTTTTATGACGAGGACGAGCAGGAGATGGAGAAAGGCTTTTGGATGCACAGAAATGCCAGCGCCTCTTCGGGCCGTAATGCTATAACGGGTTACTGATATGCTAAACCTCGAAAACAAGCTTACCCTTAATGCGAAGACCATTGCGTCGCCGAACTTGTGCGACCAGTTTACGCCTGAGGATCTTGACGCGATAGGCTCGGAGTGCTGGACAGGTTACGACTACGACCAGCAATCGCGGGCTGTCTGGATGAAGCGTAATGAGGCCGGGATGGATCTTGCGTTGCAGATTCAGAAAGAAAAGACTTTCCCTTGGCCTGGCTGCGCTAATGTAGCGTTTCCCCTCGTAACTATAGCCGCGATGCAGTTTCACGCCAGGGCCTACCCCGCTATTGTTAACGGGGACACTCTTGTTAAGTGCAAGGTCTTCGGCGACGATCCGACAGGCGAGCATACTGCCCATGCTGATCGCGTCTCTACGCATATGAGCTGGCAGCTTCTGTACGAAGACAGGGACTGGGAAGAGCAGGAAGATAAAGCTATTCTTAACGTGTCGATTGTTGGCACGAACTTTAAGAAAACTTACTACCACGCCGGGCTGAAGCATAACGTCAGCGAGCTTGTCTTGGCCAAGGACCTGGTGCTTAACTACTGGTCTAAGTCGGTTGAGAATGCTGTGCGTAAGACCCATAAAATTCCTAAGTTCCGCAACGAGGTCTACGAGAATGTGATGCGCGGGATCTGGAAAGACGTGCTTGAGGATGGTTGGTACACTGGCAGCCCGGCGCCCCGAACCACTACGGTGCAGCAGCGGCAGGATCAGCGCCAAGGTGTTACGCCTCCGCAACCAGATGACTCGACCAGTTTCATCTTTCTTGAGCAGCACGTTAATCTGGATCTGGATGATGATGGCTACGCTGAACCTTATATTATCACCCTTGAAGAGCAGTCTAAGTGCGTGGTTCGTATCGTCACGCGCTTTGATAATGAGGCTGCAATTGAGCGCATTGTCTCCGGTAAGCACAAAGGCAAGATTATCCGCATTGAAACTGCCGAATATTTCACCAAGAAAACTTTTATACCATCGCCAGACGGCGGCATCTATGATATTGGTTTTGGTGTATTCCTCGGACCGCTTAACGAGGCCGTTAATTCCCTCGTTAATATGCTTCTTGACGCCGGCACAATGCAAACAACTGCGGGAGGTTTCCTCGCTCGCGGGGCTAAGATTCGCGGTGGGACTCAAACTGTTGCTCCCTTTGAGTGGAAGCGGGTTGATTCGACTGGTGATGATTTGCGGAAGTCGATCTTTCCCCTTCCTGTCAATGCGCCATCTGACGTGCTTTTTCAACTGCTTAGTCTCCTCATCAGTTACACATCGCGGGTAAGTGGAACCACGGATATTACCGTGGGTGAGAATCCGGGCCAAAACACCCCGGCTCAGACTACGCAGACTATGGTAGAGATGGGCCAGAAAATTTACACCGCGATTTTCAAGCGCATCTGGCGTTCGTCCAAGGAGGAGTTTCGCAAGCTGTATCTGCTTAATGGGATTTATATGTCCCTTGACGTGCCAAGCGTGGGCGGCGCTACGCGCGAGGACTATCTAGGTGGTGCTGACGCTATCGCGCCTGTGGCGGATCCCCACATCACTAGCGACGCGCAGCGGATTCAACTCGCTGTGACGCTCAAGCAGGCAGCCGCCTCTACGCCCGGCTACAATAAGGACGCAGTTGAGCGCCGGTTTCTTAAGTCCTTGCGGGTCGAGGGTCTTGGCGAAGTGTTTCCGGGTACTGAGGGGCAAGAGCCGCCGAAGGATCCGAAGGTTCAGCTGCAAGAGATCAAGGAGCAGGGGCTTGGGCAGCGGCTGCAGATGGAGCTACAGCAAAAAGGCGAGATGTTTGTTGCGGAGTTGCTGGAAGATCAGCGCCTTAACAACGCGAAGATTGCGGAACTTAGCGCCAAGGCCGCGGAATCCGGTGCTAATGCCCAGTCTGAGACGGCTTATGCCCAGGTCGCGATGATTAACGCGCAGTTGGCAGAGGCTAGGCGTGATGATGACAAGCTGACTATGCGGATTGACACGATTCTGCGTATGACTGAGATGCAAAGCAAGCGAGAAATTGCAATAAAGGCCTTGGCAAAGGAGGCTAAGGCATGAGCGATCGCGCCTTGACTGAAGAAGAGTACAACGCGTGGGCTTTACATCCCATGACGAAGGCTCTGATAAAGATTCTTGAGGCAAAGCGGGAAGAATTGCGGCAGCAGTGGGAAGGTGGTTCATTCACCGACTACGACAGAGGAACAACGGCCTTGGTAAATGTGGGTAACCTGGGTACTTGCAAGGGCTACGCCTTTGTTTGTGACTTTTCCTACGAGACTTATGTAGCGGAGATAAATGATGAAGAATCTATCGGGGTTGGACCCACGAGGCGTAGCGGTGTTGATTAGAGCTTACGAACCAGAGCGCAAAGGGGGGCTGATTGAGCTCCCTGCTGAGGTCGCTGGGCGTATGGCGATGCTAGAGCATCGAGCTGTTGTTATAGCGATCGGGCCTAGTGCTTGGCACGACGAACCAGGTCCTCGGGCGGCTGTAGGTGATAAGGTTTTAGTCACGAAACACGCGGGTTTTATGGCCAAAGGGCCGCTGGATGGTAAGCAGTATAGACTGGTAAATGACCGAGATTTGTTCTGCGTCATTACTGACGCTGAGGAGGTCGCTTATGGCTGATTTAGACACACCTACGGTTGAGTCCTCGGCTACACCGGAAGTTCAGCAAAAGGCTGAGCGCATGGGGTGGATTCCAGCTACACGTTTTAAGGGAGACCCCGCCAGGTTTGTTGATGCGGATATGTACCTGGAACGTGGCGAGACTGTGCTGCCTATTGTCAAGGAACAGAACAAGCGTCTTCACGCTGAGATTGAAGCGTTGAGGACTAACCAATCGCGGACTGAGGCAGCGCTTGCTGCCGCGACGAAGGCGATTGATGAGATTGAAGAACGCCACACGGTGGCTACGCAGAAGGCGGTTGAGGGTGCTCGAACACAGCTTAAGGCGCAACTTGTCGCCGCTAGCGAGGCAGGCGATCATGAGGCGATTGCGGAACTGACGGATCGTATGGTGCAGTTGAAGGCTGCGGAAGCTGCGGCGCCCCCGGTGCCTAAGACTCCCGCGCCTCCACGCCCATTCGTGGCTACGCCGGACCTGCAAGAGTGGAATGACGAGAATCCTTGGTTCGGGAAAGACAAGCGCAAGACGAATCTTGCCTTGACGATTGCGCAGGAACTTCGCGAAGGGGGTGAAACTGCGACGGGTAAGTTGTTCTTTGACAAAGTTAAGGACGAGTTAGAAGTGACACTGGGGACGAAAGTTGATGCTTCGCCGCCGACCAGCAAGGTCGAGGGCGGGCGTAACGGTAGTGCGGGTGACTCACGGCAGACGGGCGGTCGCGGCTATAGTGCCTTGCCCGCCGATGCCAAAGCCGCTTGTGATGCTGATGCGCGTCAGTTCGTAGGTGCTACGAAGAAGTACAAAACCGCAGCTGACTGGCGTAGTCGTTACGCTGAGATATATTTTGAAGGAGCATGATGATGGAAGTACAAGCTAACCCCGCAAACCGCGAAGCCAAGACTAGTGGAGAGCGCAGACGCATACCGATGAGTGTGCCTGTACAGAAGCTAGAAGCTCCGGCTATTTCGGGCTATCATCTGCATTGGTTTACAAGTGACCCAGCGCGGCTGGAACGTGCTACCTCGGGCGGCTACGAATTTGTGGACGAACGAG